CTTAAATTCATTATACAATTGTAATATAATCTTTTACTCTTTCTATGACTGATTCATACGTGTCGTCATATAGTCTAGGCATAAAGCTGTGTCTAGACTGAATAATAACTTTACCCTTAGAGTTTTGAGATATATTCTTTATATCTTCTACTCTAATTAATATTTTTTCTGTTTTTAAATCAGATGTGTCCACCTCGTCTAAATCATCTCCGCAAATCTCTTCACAAGCTGCTTCAAAATGCTCTGAAGGTAAACCTAAATTCTCAGCTTTTTCTTTTGCTTCTTCCAAACACTTTTCACAATCTAAAGTATCAGAAATGTTGTTTGAAGTGGCGTAGTAACCTGTTAATTCTATAAATACTATTTTGTCCATTAAACTGATTTTGTCAGTAGCCTTCTAGCTTCTGTTGTTAGAGAACTTGCCCTTGACCTGTTAATACTTCCACAAGAATCACACCTAAGAGCATCGTACTCAGACATGTATGTCTTGTAAGTTCCTACAATAGTTAATTCTGTTCCTCCACAAGTCGCACAACAAGTTACGTTTTCACCTATGTGAAGTCCCATATTTGGATGAGGAGTAATCCAAGAACGTATTCTTAAGTATACTTCCTCTAGAAGAGTTACATCTTTAATATTATACTCCTCCATCTTGTTGAGAGATTCTTGGTCTCCTTCCATACATCCTTTCCACAATTCAAAGCCCCCAGTCTCCATCTTACCTCCAAGCTCTAGAAACTTAGCAACATAGTCTAGTTTGTTAGACGAAATGTTAAACTTCTTCCTGACATGTTTAAGGGTGTCAATAGTCTGGTACGGTGTCGGTGGGTGTAAGCCCAGTTTCAGGAAGCGAGTGTTAACTCTTTTGATATCAAACTTGTCTCCATTGTGAGCGATTACAATGTCTGCATCGTTCAAGAGCTGCCAAAAGTTTCTTACTATTCTAGAATCATCTTGATTCTTTGCTTCTTCAGGTGTTAATTTACCTGTAAATACTTCTTCTTCAAATAACCATTTTGCTGACCAGGTGATGATAAACCAGTCTGATTCTAGCATTGATAGGTTGTGCCCTACGTTTTGATTCCACAGCCCCCATATGTTAGACATCAGTGGTGCAGTTTCAATATCAAATATAAGAACTCTCGCAGGGCTAATGCTTTGGGCTTCTTCTCTTAATGCTTCGTCAGCATCAATTTCGGGTAAAGAGTTGATATACCTACTAACAGCTCTTCTCCAAGAATCAGTGTATTTGTACTTATGTTTTTTGCAAAACTCTTCTGCTGTATACGTAAAGTTACCGTGTTTACCATATATTGCTAATATTTCCTCGATGTGTTTACGTATAATATCCTTTATAACCATCCTAACAGTTTAAGTCTCCTGGGAAATATTTCCCTAGAATGTTACCGTTATAAAACCTCCTACTATCTCTAATAACATCCATCTTGAATTGAGCTTCAGTTTCAAGGAAAGAGAGTTTCTTTTCACAATTAGAAAACTCCCAAATCACCTTTTCAAACCTATCTCCATTCTTTATATCCTCGTTGAGCTGTGTATTCGAACCCGTGTACAACAACCAATCAGACTCTAATCTAGCCTTATGTACCCAAACAGGCAAGCCTTTTTTGGATTTTTTTTTGTTTTTATGTCTTTTTACTTGACAACCCTCTAGTTTTAGCTCTTGAAATCTCTTGATTCCAACCCTTTTCCAGTGATACAAGCTTTTTTTACCTATGTACATCCTATCCTTGGATAGATTGGTTATGCAATACACAAAGCCAATTGCATCGGTAGGTATCTGCTCTATAGAGCTTATCTTCTTGTCATCGTAAACCCACATTACCAGCCGCAAATTTTTTCGTACTGTTCCATAAATTTAGCAACCATAGGGTCTCTGTAATTCTGCTGAAGTTCCACGTGAATCATTTCATCCAGTCTGTCTGCAGTTTCTATCAGTTGATTAAAACCGCTTCGACTAGGCTGCTTCAAATCATTCTGTCTCAAGTCCCCTGTAAATATCATAAGAGAGCCTTTACCAAGTCTTGTACAGAATAGATACGTTTGAAGCTTAGTCAGGTTCTGTGCTTCATCAATAATCATTATACTGTTGGTCACTGTCCTTCCTCTAGCAAATTGTAAAGGTAGTAACTCTAATTGACCATCTTTCAACCACTTTTCTACCTCCTTCTTACCGTTCTCTCTTAGAATCTCCATGTTTTCTATAACAGGAGCACACCACTGCCTCATCTTCTCATCTTTGTTCCCTGGAAGGTATCCCATGTCCTCTGTAGAGACCTGTGGGCGAGCTATATACATCTTCTCTACTCCTCCCTTCAAAAACAAATCTAAGGCTATCTGTGAAGCTAAGAACGTCTTTGACGTACCTGCTTTACCAGTGATGATAGCAATCTTAGAGTCAAGAATTTTTTCTTTTGCAAGTTTTTGTTCTTCACTCAATTCGTACTTAAAAGACGGGTTGGTTTTTGTCTTTCTAGTACTTAAGTCCTCTCTCATTGATTATAATGTTTAGTTATCTCCTCCCTCAAGATATCCTCAAGGTCAGGATTATCTTCAAGTAAAGCGAACACCGCTTTCTTGCCTTGTCCTAGCTGCGAGCCATCATAGCTGTACCATGCTCCCTTTTTCTCTATGAGACCAAGAGCTATGGCCATATCTACTATTTCTTCCTTTGCATCAATCCCCACTCCAAACTTTAACTGAAAAGAATGCTTTTGCAAAGGTGGATATGTTTTATTTTTTTCTGTTGTTGCAGTTACTAAGTTAGATACTTGCCTATCAACACCATCAACTTTCTCTTTGTTACCAGCAGACTTGCTTGATGTAAGTTTTATCCTAATAGACGAATAGAACTTCAAAGCGTTGCCCCCTGTAGTGACATCTGGAGAACCATACATAACACCAATTTTTTGGCGAAGCTGGTTCACAAATATAAGAGTGCAGTTGTTTCTACTTGCAATAGGAGACAACACACGCATTGCTTGTGACATCAATCTTGCATGTACACCCATCTTGCTCTCTCCTGCTTCACCTTCAGCTTCAACAGAAGGTACCATAGTTGCAACTGAGTCCACAACCACTAATCCTATCTCACCAGTGTTAGCAAGTGTCTTAGTTATTTCTATAGCTTCTTCTCCGCTATTAGGTTGGCAAAAAATAAGCTCTTCAGTGTTTACACCTAGAGCTTCTGCATAGTTCTTATCAAACGCATGTTCCATATCAACAAACGCACACTTCTTGCCCATTGCTTGTGCCTGTGCTATTGCGTGGATGCATAATGTACTCTTCCCTGAAGACTCCCACCCAAACAACTCTATAATTCGTCCTAGAGGATATCCCCCTCCTGTTATTGTATCTAGTCCTAGAGAACCTGTAGGTATTCTCTCTAGTTTTTCAAATGCTTCGTTTTCACCGAGATGAAAAACAGAACCCGAACCAAAATTTTTATTTAAACTCTTTAGAGCTTCATCTAGCTTACTTCCCATTGTTTAGTTTTGTTTTAAATAGTTTGAACATTGTCTCCACAAAATGAGTGGCAATACCACATCTGACATCATGTAGAAATAATTCGAAAACAAAATCCTCTATCTCTGCTCGTAGTTCGTCATATAGCTCATCTGACAAGTGCTCAGTGTCCACATAATCTACTACACACTCGAAGTAATCTTTAAAGTACTCCCTGTCTAACAATTCATTAGGGTCTGTCATAATTGTGGTTTTGTGTGAAACTACGAAATATATCTGACATAAACAAGTAATTTACAATATTTTTTTTACTTGTAAATTTTTTTTACAAAAACCCTTGACATTGTCAATTTTATTTACTATGTTTGCAATGTCCAAACAAGGGGAGAGAGGAAAGGGGGACTACAGGGGGTTTGGTGAGAGGGGTTCTAGGGTGAGTAAATAATATAATATGTCTAAATACACAGCACTTCCTTTTGACATACAATATACAGATAAAATTGACCTTATCAAGAAGGTCTTAGAGATATATTCTGTTTCTGTTACATCTTTAACTAAAAGAGACATGGATATTTTACTTTTGTGTTTATTGTATGACATGAATGATAAGAAATTTAAAAATAAAGTTATTTCATCTGGTATAGGTGTAAATACAGAGCAAAATGTTGCTACAATGCTTTCTAGGTTAAAAAAGAAAGGATTAATAGATAAAAACAACAGAGGTAAAAAAGTATTTAACACTGATTTAACTCATCTTAAATCAGCATTAGACTCAGAGCATAATGTAGCCTTCATTATGAAATTCAATGGAATATAAAGATAAAATATATTTCCTAGAGGATATTCTAGATGAGTTTGAAAAGAAAGGTGGAGATAAGGAAGCAGCAGAAGCTATATACTGGTACTTTCTTGATAAGACACTTCAAGAGATGTCTAAAACAGATAACGTAGTATTTAAGATACCTAAGTTTGGTAATTTGTATTACACGATATCTTCTCTTCATGGTCTAAAGAAAAAAGTCGAGAGAGAACTAAAGTACACAAAGAAAAAAGAACCAAAAACTATTGCAGAAATAGAAAATGTTCTTTATATTGTAAATACAAAACTAGACAAAGTAGATGCCCTAGTGCAGAAAGCTTTGGACAACAAAGTGAAAAACATATGGTTTTTTAGGAAGAGATTTAATCCTAAATCAATTAAAAATGGGTAAGATTAGACCAAAGAGAATTATTGAAGGATGGAAGAATCATTTAACAGGTAAGATACCTGAGTTTAGTGAACTTCGTTATGAAACTTGTATGTCTTGCGAACATAAGACACAAATCGTTGGTGGACATATATGTGGTATTTGTAAATGCCCTTTGAAAGCAAAAACAAAGGTAGCTGATGAAGTTTGCCCAGCCAACAACTGGCATGATATTAAAGAGTTTCCAGAGCAGGGTATAGCAGTTAGAATACACGATGCAGAAAAGGTATACATGACTGTTGAAGGAGAAAAAATAGTAATTGAATATGTAGATGATTTAATTCTAAACTCAAACCCAAATACATCTAAATTTAAGTTTAGTCTCATTAACCTACGAGGGGACTATGATGGATTTGAAGATAATGAAATAGATATCGAACTTTTAAAAGCAAAAATTTGCAGTTGCTTTGAGGTAAGGTACACAAAAAACAAGATAGGAGATGGGGATTCTTTGGATATTACAGCAATGTACAACACAAAGATTCCAGGAGAAATACAAAAGCATTTAAGTTTAGTAACTAATGTCGGTACGTATAAAATATTATTTAAAGGAAATGTTATAGAAGAATAATGAACTCATTAAGAAAAACACATATAGCTGACTTAGTTACAAAAGTACTTACAGAAAGTAACGACCATACAGCAATGGACCTAATCAGGGCTACACTAAGAAGAAAAAACTTTAAAAGGAAGAGTGTGACACCCGTAGCTTTAAACTGCACGGATGAAGAATTTGCACAAGCTCTAGAAAAAACTTTAGAAGAAATAAGAAATGGCAAATAATACTTTAGAACAACAGGAACAGTACTTCAAGAATACTATCAAGTATTCAGAAGAGATGTACGAAGAACTCACAAAGAGAGCCAACAAACTTTCTGATGAGGACGAAGCAGAACGATACATAAAAGTAATGCTAATATCTTCAGCACAAGAATGTTTGTTTAAAATCAGAGAAGCTAACTCAGCTGCTAAACAAGTGTTTGGTAAAGACTTTGATGTCAATGAAGAACTAATCCCCCTAATAAACGAACTAAAGCCTGCTTTCTATTTTGAAGGAGACAAGCTTATGAATGTTTCAGGTATGGAATATAGTGAAATGATTGAATTTATTAGAGGTGCTGTAGCTGAAAGAAATACCAAGAATGCAGGAGGTAAGGATTCCTAAAATAGCATATAGCTCTTTTCTTATCCATCAGGTGCTACCTGAGAGAGATGATGAAAATTATGTCTCATTTTGGATGAGGCATATAGGCTATTGTAAATCAGGTGTAGAAGTAGGAGGAGTTCACATTACAGGATGGCTATACTGGCACCTTAATTTTTTTAAGTTGTCTATAGATAAGCGTGATGAGTTTGGTAATTCTGTAAGAGTTGTAGATAATCCTAATCTAAGAGATAACGAATGGCTTATAAATTGGTGCTATGAACAAGCTGATAAAAACGGTAAACAACCTATACTTGCATTTGGTACAAGACGATTTGCTAAGACATCTTTTATTGCATCAAGAGTCGCATACAATACTTTTATTTTTCAGTATAGTAATCCTTTAATTATTGGAGGGTCACAGTCTGACCTTAACAACATTACCAAGTATCTAGATGAGTTCTACGAGAAAAGACCTGATTGTTTTTCAGACTTTGTAAAGATTAGCGATTGGAACAAAGCAACATCTTCTGATGTTGAGATAGAGTTTAACAAAAGAATTGTAACGAAAGGGAGAAACCCAATCAATCCAATTAGTTATGAATTCTTTCCTATAACTGATAAACCTAACGATAACTCATTTGCTTTTTCAAGAATATCAGTTAGGAACCTTCAGCAGGGACAAGTTACTTCAAAAGAAGAATTACTTGCAGGTATCACACCTACCGAGGCTGTATGGGATGAGGTAGGAAAGTATTTGTATTCTAAACAACGTTCAGCACTTCTGCCTGCTATTGAAAATGACCTTGGCGAAAGAAGATTTGTTGAGCTATTGATTGGTACTGGAGGTAACACAGACTTTGCTGCAGATGCAGAAATGGATTTCTTGTTTACAGAAAAATCAGACTTTTTCCACTTTGATGTAAAAAAATATTTAGAAGAAGTAAAAGATGAACATTTTCAATACGTTCAGGATACTGATAAACAAGTTAGTCTTTTTGTTCCTGCCCAGATGTCTAACAAGGGAGGCCAGAAGAAAAAAATACCTTTGGTACAATACCTCAACAGAAAGTTCAACGAGGAGGAACTTAAGGCACTTGAAGGGTTTGATATCTTTGTTACTGACTGGGAAGAGTCACAACAGAAAGTAGAAGGGTTTATAAACTCAGAACATAGGAAATCATCAGACAAAGGAAAGAAGGCACAGATGTACTATCCTTTCCAACCAGAAGATTGTTTCTTGTTTTCAGGTAACAATCCTTTCCCTGTTGAAGAAGCTAAGAAAACACAAGACAGAATAAGGCTGGATGGGTTAACAGGAGAGTACGTAAGACTTGAACAAACCCCACATGGCATAATAACAATCACCCAATCTGCCCTAGAACCCGTAACAGAATATCCTTTTAGAGGAGGAGCATACGATGCGCCTGTAGTTGTATATGAGAGACCTATATTTGATGACCCTAGACAAATCAAAAGAGGAACGTACATAGCAGGGTTTGACGGTGCAAAAGTTGCTACATCTACAACATCTGATTCTTTGAACTGTCTTTACATATTCAAAAGACAGGCTGGTGTTTCAGGATTTCAAAATCAAATAGTTGCACAGCTTACAGGTAGACCACACATGGATACCATTTACTACAGACAAGCGATGCTGCTTCTTAAGTTATACAATGCAGAGTGCCTACCAGAGGCAGACGTTCCTTTTGTCAAGTATCTACGTAGCCAAAAAGCAGAACATTATATCGCACAAGCAAAAGGAACAAACCTTAGAATTAACGAGAATAGTAGGGCAAACGTTGATTATGGGTTACCAGCCACAGCTAGAAACAAAGAACATCTTCTTAAATTATTGAAGACTTACTGTTGGGACCAAATACCCACAGGAGAAACTACCCAAGATGGTGATGAGGTAACAGTTCTAGGTGTGTCTAGGATAACAGACCCTATGCTGTTGGAAGAGATTATCAAGTTTGGTAACTACAAAAACTATGACCGAATAATGTCTTTTGGACATGCTCTTATATGGGACGAAGAATTATCTATAAATAATATCAAAGGTTCTGAAGATAAGTATCAAGTCAAGAGAGATACTTTTTCTAAACTCACAGACAAGAATTTCGGTAGGGGTAGATACCGATAATTGTAAGAAATTTGTTTAATTAAAATATTATACATATATTCGCTAGATATTAAATTAGCATATGTTTTTCGACATAAATCTTAAAGATGCACCATTTTTGGGGGATAGTCTAAGACTTCCTGCTCAGGCGTTACCTGACAAAAAGAAAACCAAAATATGGTTTAAGGACTGTATGGATACTCTAGAAACTATAGGTATTCGACAGCTCAATGTCGCAAGACATAGATTTGAAGATGCTTATCGCATCGTAGAAGGAAGTTACTCATACAGTGCTGTAACTAATACTTCTGCATTTTTATCAGAGGTTGACATGTTAAGACAACAGTCAGACCTTCCCGAAGACTTACAACACTATGGCTTTATAGAACCTATAGTTAACACTCTTATAGGTGAGTATATTAAAAAGCCCAATCCTACCATAATCTACACTAACGACCCAACTTCTACGAATGAATACCTACGTGTGAAGAAAGACCTTTTATGGAAAAAGGTAGGAAAATCAATAGACACAGAAGTTAATTTGAAGCTATTGGCGATGGGAATGGACCCAATGGGTCAAAAGTTTGAAAGCGAGGAGCAGAAGCAGCAGTTCATGCAGCAACTTCAGCAAGAAAAACAAAAAAATATACCACAGGAAATACAAGATTATATGGATTCCGAATGGAAACCAATATACATAGAGTGGGCTGAACAACTTATTGAGGAGGGGGAGACAAGATTCCAAATGGATGAACTCTACAGAGAATTATTTAGAGATTACTTAATTACTGGTAGATGTTTTATGCACTGGAGAATAGGTCACGATTTCTATCAACCTGAAAGATGGTCACCTTTAAACACTTTTACATCAATTACTCAACAAGAAAAGTATCCTGAATTAGGCGAGTATGTGGGTCGTATACAATATCTATCTCCCAACCAGGTAGTAGTGAATTATGGCCACATGATGACAGAAAGTCAAAAAAGAGACTTACTGAAATCAAAGCACTATACTCAGTCTGAGGTTGCTGTGTCTGATAGTATAAAAGATACACAGTCTTGGTTAGAAAACTTTGGAGGTTATAATAAAAGAGTTTCTCATCCTAATTACATTGCTTACGAAAATTTAGGTGTACTACAGGACCAAACTGGTATTGATTTTGGTTATAGAGGACACTTTCCTAATCAAGACCAAAATTTTAATTTGTTCTTTAACGATTACGAAAATCGTTATGACATGATTAGAGTTGTAGAAGCATATTGGGTATCCTACAAAAGAATAGGATTTCTTACAATGAAGAAAGGAGATACTCAGCAACTTGTAACAGAAATTGTAACAGACGAAATTTTAAAAGATATTATCAACGAGTATCAAATAAAGAGCCTAAGAACAGTTTCTCTAGAAGAAAACCAAAAGAATCCAAAAGAGAATACTATTCTTTGGGACTACGTTCCTGAAGTTTGGAAAGGAGTTAAGATACTAAACGATAATACAGACCTACCAGAACATTTATACCTCTACGGAGAACCTATGGAGTATCAATTAAGAGGAGAGAGCTCTTTATTTCATACTCTCCTGCCTGTTAATGGTCTATTCGAACACACATCTCTCGTTTCTAGAGTAGAGATAGACCAAATTGAATATTCTCTCGCTATGAATATGGCTAGAGACTATATGTCTAAGGAACTTGGATTGTTCTTCTTGATGGACCTAGCATACATGCCTGAGTTCTTAAAAGACTTTGGAGGAGATGAAGCTATTGGTAAACTAATGGAAGTAACAAGAAACCTTGGCCTTCTTCCTGTGGATTCGTCCCAAGCTAGAGGAACTGCCTTCAATAACTTCCAAATGGTCAACATGGACCTAACGGCAGCTATGATGGGTAAACTAAATTTTGCTCAAGCTATTAAAAATAGAGCGTTTGAAAAACTTGGTTTACACCCCCAAAGAATGGCGGGACAAGTTGAACAAACAACTGCTACAGGTATACAAGTAACTCAGGATGCATCATACGCTCAAACAGAGGTTTGGTTTGATAAGTTTTCTAAATTTCATCAAAGGTCTGCTGAAATGCACATTAACGTTGCACAATGGCTACAACAACAAGGCAAAGATATTACGGTTAGCTACACTGATAGCGATAAAATACGTCACTTTGTTTCTATGATAGACCCTGAACTTCCGATTAGAAGATTTAAAATCTATACTCAAAATAATTCTAAGAGAAGAACTGAGTTAGAGACCTTACAGAAAACATTCTTTAGCGATAATACTATTTCTAAAACTTTAGAGGATATGGCTGAGGTAATATCTGCTGACTCTACATCTAAAATCATACAAATAGCTAGATTGGGGAGAAAAAGAGCAGAACTTCAATCACAAATGCAACAAAAACAGCAGCAACAACAGCTGCAGATTGAAAAAGCAAATGAATTTGAACTTGAGCAGCTTAAACATCAGCACAAGATGGAATTAGAAAAGCTTAAAGGAGAGATTGCATTGAATAAACAAACTATTTTGTCTTTAGGATTTGTAAAAGATGATGGACAAACTCCAGATGAAGAAGAAACACCTAAAGTTGTAGAGCAATTAGAAACTGCAACCAAAGACCTTGACATGAGATTCAAGATGAGGCAAATGGAATTACAAAATAGGTTGAAAGAAACTCAAGAAAACAGACAATATCTCCTAAAACAGCAAGAATTAGCTCTTAAACAACAAGAAATAAACGCTAGAAAAGAGATAGCTGACAAGCAAATGCAAATAGCTAAGATAAATAAAAATTAAAATTTACAAATTTTGTAAATTTACAAATCGTGAGCTATAAATA